AGAAGATACTAAAATAGTAAGACAGGCTTTAAAAGATAAAGGTATTAAATTCACCAATAGAGGAGAATTTGGGATGGATTTTAAAGATGCAGATTTAGCTCAAATAAAAAAAGTAATAGCAGATGCAAAAGTTGGTGAGTTTATTATATCACGTGATGCAGATAAATCTAAATAACATACAGACTGATTCATAACCAGTCGCTTTAAAAAAATAATTAGACAGTTGTGGCGTCTCCCTTGGAGATGCCACTCTTTTTTCGTATATTAACCCAAAAAACTCAAATATAAATGGAGAAAACAGTAATGGTAGGAGCAGGAGTAGCAAACATAAACGCAGCTACTAAGCTTATAGACAATGGATATAAAGGTAAAATAACAATCATAGACATGGGTAAAGACCCACACAACAGATTACCTGAAGAAGTAATGACAGGAATGCTAGGTGCAGGAGGATGGTCAGATGGTAAATTAACATACCACACATCAATAGGAGGTCAATTATCAAAATATTGTGGAGATAAAAAAGCAATGGAATTAATGGATCAGGTTATAGAAAATTTTAAACGTTTTCACCCTAAACCAGAAGCAGTACAATGTTCAGATCCTCAAGAAGAACCAGAATTTATCAAACCATACTTTGGTTTAAGATTATTTCCAGTGTGGCATGTTGGGACTGATTATTTACATGAAATAGGTAAAAATTGGTATAAGTATTTAGTTGATAATGGTGTTGAATTTATATGGGAGACTAAAGTAACTAATATTGATTTTGAAAATCAATTAGTATCTCTAGGTGTAGTTGATGAAATGTCCTATGACCGTTTAATTTTTGGTGTAGGTAAATCTGGAATTGATTTTGGTAAAGCACTAGCTGAAGAATATAAGTTACCAACTGAACCTAAATCAGTTCAAATAGGTGTTAGATTTGAAGCACCACAAAAACACTTTCAAAAATTAATAGACATATCATACGATTTCAAATTATATAGAAAATATGATAGTAAAGGTGTTTCATTAAGGTCATTTTGTACAAATAATAATGCAGCTTATGTAGCAGCAGAACACACATATGGAGATTATAGTTACAATGGTCATGCTAAAAAAGACGAAGCATATCGTAATGATATGACTAATTTTGGTATACTAATGGAAATTAAAAACATAGATAAACCATTTGATTGGTCTAGAGAGGCAGTTAAAAAACTACAAGTAGATGGTAAGGGTACATATTATTCTCCATCCCACAGAGTACCATCTAAAACATCAGAAGGTGATTATGTTAAAACTCATGTAGTAGATAGTATGGATCCATTATATAAAGCATTAGGTGAATATGCTTTTTACATAGAAGATTTTATAGAAGACATGACTCAAGTATTTCCAACATTAGGAGATGATTGGGGAATATACATGCCTGAAGTAAAATATCTATCACCTGAACCATTAGTAGATTATGAGGATTTAAGTTTAGAAGATTACCCAAACATACACTTTGTAGGCGATGCTTTAAGTGCAAGAGGTATTACAGTATCAGGAGCACAAGGAATATATGTTGCAGAAAGTATACTAGAAGAAACAGAAGACCCATATCCAGAATTTTTTGAAAATGCTTTGTTTATTTAAAAAATCTTTCGTATATTACATTAAAACAATATTATGGCAAAAGCAGAAAAAATTTATGAGTATAAGAAGATGAGAGTAGAAAATGCTATTCATCATTTATTTAGAGAACAAGGTAATGTAAATTGGAAACACCACAACCCAGATGGACCAGCAATAGGACCAGTAAATGAAGGCGATAGAAGTGTTACTAAAAAATACTATCTATACGGCATTGAAAAAACTAAAGATGAGTTTAACGAATATAACCAAGAAAAAGAAGGTTTACCTTGGTACAAGAACCCATCAATGAAAGCAGTAGCAAGATTTTAATATGAAAATAGGTTTTTGTGGTACAATGAGTGTAGGTAAAACTACACTAGTCAAAGCGTTAAAAGACTTACCTGAATTTAAAGACTACACATTTAGAGTAGAACGCTCTAAACACTTAATGTCAATGGGTATTCCATTAAATACAGATTCGACATTAAAGGGACAAACAGTATTTTTATCTGAACGAGCAGCTGAATTAATGCAAGAAAATATCATAACAGACAGAACTATTATAGATGTTATGGCATTCGCTCAATGTTCTGATTCAATGAACTATTTAGAAAAAGATAAATTCATACATTTAGCATATTGTATGTTACACGAATACGATTACATATTTTACGTTTCACCTGAAGGAGTAGAAATAGAAGACAACGGGGTTAGAACAACAGACGCCAAATACAGAACTACCATTGACGAAACCATAAAATACTTTACAAACAAATATGGTACTAGGATTAAAAACCTAATTGAAATCAAAGGTAGCACGGAAGAACGTATCAAAGTTATACAAGAGACACTTTCTCCACAATATGTATAACAAATACTTTACAATGAAAAGATCTGAATTAAAAGAAGCAATCAAAGCAGAAATTAAATCTGTATTATCTGAAAATACAGGACAAGAACGTTATGATGCGTTAAATGATAATGACCAGGATGTAGCTATATTAAATGGTATGACTAAAAAATATGGTAAAGATGTTGTTTTATACTGGTTAACAAGTGGGAATTATGGAAGTTTAGATGAGCAAAGTAACAATCCTGCTTTTGATAAAAAAGTAGCAAGTTTTGCTAAAAAAATCAATAATGAAATGGGTTATCCTGGTGGAGTACTAGAAGCCATGAAACAAATCAAAAGCCGATTAGAAAGAATAATCAGTAAAGTAGAAGGTGCTAAACGTGGAGGTGCAGAAGAAGAACCACTTATGAAAATGGTTGGTTTAAGTGAAGGTACTTGGTCACTTGGAAAAGCATCAGACATAAATATAATTTTAAGTCAACTTCAAGACCTATCTAAAAAAGCATATAATATAATAGGCGATGATGAATTTTACAATGGTATAGACGCTGCAATTACACGTGCTGAAGAATTAATGATGAATGCTCCTTTAAATGAGGATGATGAACCAACAGCAGCAGATTTAAAGAAAAAAGATTCAGTAGCTACTACCTCAAACAAACTTCAAAAACTAACAGCTAAAATGAAGAAAAAAGCTAAAGAGTTTAAAGAAGCAGAAGGTAAAGCTAAGGATAAGCTTAAAGATGAGCTGAAAGATATGACAGCTGAAAAGAAAAAACTTGAAAAAGATCTTTAAAAACTTTCAAACCCTTATAATAATAGGGTTAGTAATAGTTATATTTTTACTTAGAGAATGCAAAGGAGAGAGCAAAGGTGCTCCAATAGAACCTGTTACAATAGTAAAGATAGAAACTAAATATGATACTATTGTTGAAACAGTAGAAACATATATCCCAGAATACAGAACCAAAGTAAAATGGAAAACAGTACACGATACAATAGAGGTACATGATACCATCCCAACAGACACAGCATCTATTTTAAAGGACTATTTTGAAACCTATGCATACACAGATACACTAAAAACAGATAGTGTTACATTTATAGTAAACGATACAATATCTCAAAATAAGATTTTATCTAGAGGCATAAACTACAGTTTAGTATACCCTACTAAAATAATCTCAACAGAACGTGAGGTTAACAAAAGGGAATTGTATATTGGATTTGGTTTAGGAGGTGATAAACAACAACTAAGCTATGTAGGTAGTGAATTAATGCTACGAAATAAAAAAGAACGAATATATGGGGTAGGATTAGGTATAAACAATAATTTTGAACCTATATTAACATTCAAAATGAGCTGGAAAATAAAATTTCCACAAAAACCTAAACTTAATATACCCATAGAATCTCTTCTATGAGTGACATAAAAAAAGTAATAAGACAAGAATATCTAAAATGTGCTAGTGACCCTATACATTTTATGAAAAAATACTGTTTTATACAGCATCCTCAAAGAGGTAGAATACAATTTTCATTATATCCATTTCAAGAAAAAGTACTATCTTTATTTCAAGACAATCCTTATTCCATTATCCTAAAATCTAGACAGTTAGGTATATCTACCCTAACAGCAGGTTTTTCATTATGGATGATGATATTCAACCAAGATAAAAACATACTCTGCATAGCAACAAAACAAGACACAGCCAAAAACATGGTTACAAAGGTTAAATTCATGTATGAAAATTTACCTTCATGGCTTAAGATAAACGCAGATGAAAATAACAAGTTAACATTACGATTAACAAACGGTTCTCAAATTAAAGCAACTTCAGCAGCATCAGATGCAGGTAGATCAGAAGCAGTATCTTTGCTACTAATAGATGAGGCAGCATTCATTGAAAACATTGGAGAAATATGGGCTTCAGCTCAACAAACACTAGCTACTGGAGGTGGATGTATAGCATTAAGTACTCCTTACGGTACTGGAAACTGGTTTCACCAAACATGGGTTAGAGCAGAAGAAAAAGCAAACGATTTTCTACCTATCAGATTACCATGGCAAGTCCATCCTGAAAGAGACCAAACATGGAGAGACAGACAAGATGAACTACTAGGTGATCCTAGAATGGCAGCACAAGAATGTGACTGTGATTTTTCAACATCAGGTGATGTTGTATTTTACCCTGAACATATAGAATTTTATGAAAAAACTTACATTAAAGATCCTCTTGAACGTCGTGGCGCTGACAGAAATTTATGGGTATGGGAGCCTTGTGATTATTCGAGAACGTATATGGTTGTGG